AGTATCCCGGCAATGAGCATCTTGGCTCATTCGGGTGTGACTCCTATGACATCTCAGCGGTGGTCGGGGGACGAGGCTCAAACGGGTCACTACACGGGATGACCAAATACCACATGGAGGATGCACCTGCCAATCAGTTCTTCTTAGAGTATATCGCTCGTCCTCAGACGGCTGAGATATTCTTTGAGGAGGTGCTGATGGCTTGTGTGTTTTACGGCATGCCTATCCTTGTGGAGAACAATAAGCCGAGGTTGCTGTATCATTTCAAGAATAGGGGCTATCGCCACTTCTGTATGAACAGGCCTGACAGGCACATGAACAAACTCAGCAAGACTGAGCGTGAGCTAGGTGGTATACCGAACTCATCCGAGGACGTGAAGCAATCGCACGCCTCAGCAATTGAATCGTACATTGAGAAATACGTAGGCTTTGATGTCTCAGGGACCTATCGCTCTTCTGATGAAATAGGCGCAATGCCGTTCACTAGGACGCTTGAGGATTGGGCTAAGTTCGACATTAACGACCGAACTAAGTTCGACGCATCTATTAGTTCAGGTTTAGCGATTATGGCTAACCAAAAACACATATATTTACCTGAGAAAAAAGAGTCGAAAATTAGTATTAATTTCGCAAGGTACACTAATAGTGGAAATATAAGTGAACTCATTAGATGAAAGAAGTAATAGTAAGCATATCAACAACAAGCTTTCCGAGTCAGCTAGTATCTGACGCGCAGAAAGCTACTGTCGAATTTGGACTCCAAGTTGGGCAGGCCATTCAATATGAGTGGTTCCGCAAAGACGGAAATCAATGTCGTTACTATAGCCAATGGCGCGACTTTCATCGTCTTCGCCTATATGCTCGTGGAGAGCAACCCGTACAGAAGTACAAAAATGAACTAGCAATAGACGGGGATTTGTCATATCTGAATTTGGATTGGACTCCCGTACCTATTTTGCCTAAGTTCGTAGACATCGTCGTCAATGGGATGTCTGACCGCCTATTCAAAGTAAAGGCGTATGCGCAAGACGCATTGTCTCAGGCCAAGCGCAGCAAATACCAAGACATGCTAGAAGGACAGATGGCAGGTAAAGATGTCCTCACAAAGATTCAAGAGTCGACGGGTATCAATCCATTCATGATGGACCCCGAGGAGCTTCCTGAGACTGACGAGGAACTGTCACTCTACATGCAGCTTAATTACAAACCGGCCATTGAAATTGCAGAAGAAGAAGCTATTAATACTCTTTTTGACGAGAATCATTACCAAGATACACGCAAGCGTGTGGATTACGACATTACTGTTGTTGGTATTGGTGTGGCCAAGCACGAGTTTCTTCCGGGAGCAGGCGTACAAATTTCGTACGTTGACCCCGCGAATATTGTTTACAGTTACACGGAGGACCCGTATTTTAAAGATTGTTTTTATTGGGGAGAAATTAAAACTCTTCCTATTACGGAGTTACTGAAGATTGACCCGACTCTTACGCACGAGCAGCTTCAGGAAATCTCTACGTACAGTCAGAGTTGGTATGACTACTACAACGTAGCTCAGTTCTACGAGAACAGTTTGTTCTACCGCGACACCGCCACTCTGTTGTACTTCAATTATAAGACCACCAAGAAGATTGTCTACAAGAAGAAAGTTCTTGAAGGCGGTGGCTCTCGCATGATTCAAAAGGACGACCAATTCAATCCTCCTGTGGAGATGATGGAAGAGGGTAAGTTCGAGAAGATAGAAAAGACCATTGACGTGTGGTATGAAGGTGTCATGGTTATGGGGACCAACATTATGTTGAAGTGGAAGATGATGGAGAACATGGTTCGCCCTAAGTCTTCAACTCAGCACGCTATTCCAAACTATGTTGCTGTAGCCCCAAGGATGTACAAAGGGGTGATAGAGTCGCTCGTTCGGAGAATGGTGCCCTTCGCTGACTTGATTCAAATCACCCACTTGAAATTACAGCAAGTCATTGCCCGTGTTGTACCTGATGGTGTCTTCATTGACGCTGATGGGTTGAACGAGGTTGACTTGGGAACCGGTAACGCATACAACCCTGAGGATGCACTTAGATTGTACTTCCAAACAGGTAGCGTTATTGGCCGTAGTTATACGCAGGACGGCGAGTTTAACAACGCTCGTATTCCTATTCAGCAGCTTACTTCAAACTCAGGGGCAAGCAAGACGCAGATGCTGATTGCTAACTACAACCACTACCTAGACATGATTCGGTCTGTGACCGGACTCAACGAGGCTCGTGATGGCTCAATGCCTGACCCGAACTCTTTGGTTGGTGTACAGAAGTTGGCGGCACTAAACTCAAACACAGCTACCCGTCATATCCTTGAAGGTGGTTTATATATCTACCGCTCATTGGCTGAAGCCTTGACGTATCGTGTTGCTGATATTCTAGAGTATGCGGACTTTAAGGATGGATTTGCTAACCGTATTGGTAAGTACAATGTATCTATCCTCGATGAGGTAAAAGACCTATACATCTACGACTTTGGTATCTTCATTGAGATTTCTCCTGACGAAGAGCAGAAAGCTCAGCTTGAGGCCAACATTCAGATGGCATTGTCTAAGGGTGACATCAATCTTGAGGATGCAATTGACATCCGTGAGATTAAGAACCTGAAGCTAGCCAATCAGTTGCTGAAGGTTAAACGTATCCGTAAAGAGGAAAGAGAAGAGAAGATGCTGATGCAGAAGCAAGCTATGCAGGCGCAGCAACAACTCAAGTCTCAGGAGATGGCAGGCATGATGGCCTTGGAGAAAATCAAACTCGAGACCCAATCTAAGATGCAAGTAAAGCAGGCTGAGGTTGCGTTCGAGATTGAGAAGCTAAAGGCCGAAGCTCAGATGAAGCAGATGCTTATGAGCGAAGAGTTCAAGTACAACATGCAGATTGCGGGAATAAAAGAAGAGTCTTTGAATGCCCGTGATGATATGAAGGAGCAGGCTAAAGCTAAGCGCATTAGTCAGCAAAGCACAGAACAATCAAAGCTTATTAATCAGCGCAAGAACAACTTGCCGCCAATGAACTTTGAATCCAACGAGGATACCCTTGATGGTTTCGATTTGGCTGAGTTTGAACCTCGCTGATAAATAATATATTTTTTGTATAAATTTGTAACAATTAAATCGAATCTAATGGAAATCAAAGTAAGAGCCATCGGCGAAGCAGAACAAAAGAGCGTAGCGGAAGTTGAACAAGAACTTCTTGAAAAGCACGCTAGGGAACAACAAGCAGCGGACGAAGCAGCAGCAGTTGCAGCAGCCGCTCAAAATCAGGACCCACCTGCGGGCGGAGAAGGCGAAGGGGACCAAGGCGGCGAACCCGCTGAGTTAACCGAAGAACAAGTTCTTTCATATATTGGAAAACGCTACAATAAGCAAATCAGCTCATTCGATGAGTTGGTGGCTGAACGTCAAGACAGCGAACCGCTGCCTGAAGACGTGGCTGCTTATATGAAGTATAAAAAGGAGACAGGCCGTGGCTTTGAAGACTTCCTTCAACTGAAGAAGGATTTTGATGCCATGAATCCTGACCAACTCCTAAAAGAATACCTTGCGGCGACGCAGCATGGCTTGGACGCTGAGGACATTGAAACCCTCATGGAAGAGTACAGCTACGACGAGACCCTTGATGATGACTCAAAAATCAAGAGGGTTAAAATCGCAAGGAAGAAAGCTATTGCCGAGGCCAAGTCCTACTTCAATGAACAGAAGGAGAAATACAAGCTGCCACTTGAGTCAAGTGGCTCAGGCTTATCTCCGGAAGAGAAAGAAGAGTACGAGGCGTATCGTCAGTATACAAAGCAGGCGAAGACCCTGCAGGAGGAAAACGACCGAAAGCGTCAATGGTTTGACCAAAAGTCCGATGATGTCTTTAGTAAAGACTTCAAAGGTTTTGAGTTCGAGTTGAACGACAAGAAGTTTACCTTTTCTCCCGGTGCAGCTGCTGAATTGAGAAAGGCTCAGTCAACTCCAATGAACTTTGTTTCAAAGTACTTGGATGAGAGTGGTCTTATTAAGGATGCCGCAGGATACCATAGGGCTTTGTCAATCGCAATGAACCCCGACAAATTTGCTAAGTTCTTCTATGAGCAGGGCTTGGCAGACGCCACGGAGGATGTAACGCGTCAGATAAAAAACATCAACATGTCTGACCGCAAAGCACCTGAAGTGATGAATAAGGGGGGAATGCAGGTAAAGGCGGTGAACCAAGATTCCGGAAGGAACCTGAAAATCCGCAGCATCAAAAAAATCTAAAAATAAAAACTTAAAAAAATGGCTGTATTAAACACCCCCGGGTATCAGCTTCAGCCGAGTGCTGAGCAGGTACCATTGTCAACTAACTACATTACCAACTTCGACTTCTTGAATCAGTATCTTCCTGATACCTACGAGAAAGAATTTGAGCGTTACGGTAATCGTACTGTCGCATCTTTCCTCCGTATGGTAGGTGCTGAAATGCCTTCTAACTCAGACATGATTAAATGGGCTGAACAAGGTCGTTTGCATACTAAGTATGTAAACTGTGATTCTTCTGCTGCTGCAGCTGCTGACTCCGCGACTATCACCGTGAATGATGCAAACGTAACTGCAATTGCAATCCGTGCCGGTCAGACTGTATTCATCTCTGACAACGCTACAGGCCTTTCTAACAAAGGTATCGTTACTGTAGTAGACGTTCCTAACAACACTTTCGACGTAGCTTACTACGAAGGTGGTGGTCAAGCTTTCTCAGGAACTGCCGTACTTTCTGTATGGATTTATGGTTCTGAATTTAAGAAAGGAACTGTTGGAATGATTGGCTCTTTGGAAAGCGAAGACGAGTTCTTCGAGAACTCTCCAATCATCATTAAGGACAAATACGCTGTAAGCGGTTCTGACATGGCTCAGATTGGATGGGTTGAAGTTACCACTGAGAACGGTGCTACCGGTTACTTGTGGTACTTGAAGAGCGAGCACGAAACTCGTTTGCGTTTCGAGGATTACCTTGAGACTGCAATGATTGAAGCCGTTCCTGCTGAAACAGGTTCAGGTGTTGCTAACGCTTCTTTAAACCCAATCTACGGTAACAAAGGTTCAGAAGGTATCTTCTACGTTGTTAACAACCGTGGTAACGTTTGGGGCGGTGGTAACCCAACTACCTTGGCTGATTTCGATAGCATCATCTCTCGTTTGGACAAGCAAGGCTCTATCGAAGAAAACGTAATCTTCGTAAACCGTGCCTTCAGCTTCGACATCGACGACATGTTGGCTGCTCAGAACAGCTACGGTGCAAACGGTACCTCTTACGGTCTGTTTGACAACGACAAGGACATGGCTTTGAACTTGGGCTTCACCGGGTTCCGTCGTGGTTACGACTTCTACAAGTCTGATTGGAAGTACTTGAACGACCCAACCATGCGTGGTGGTCTTCCTACTGCTTCTACAGCTGTGGGTACCGTAACAGGTCTTTTGGTTCCTGCAGGTTCTACGAACGTGTACGACCAAATCATGGGTAAAAACGCTAAGCGTCCTTTCTTGCACGTACGTTACCGTGCGTCTGAGACTGAAGACCGTCGTTACAAAACTTGGATTACAGGTTCTGCCGGTGGTGCTCAGACAAGCGACCTTGATGCAATGGAGGTGAACTTCCTCTCTGAGCGTTGCGTTTGTACCTTGGGTGCTAACAACTTCGTATTGTTCCGCTACGGCGCATAATCGAAGAAGAAATAGGGGTGGTGTGTCTTCAAAGACACACCCCCTTTTTTTAAAATTTTATCAAATCATATCAAATGAAAAAGACAATCATTCCCGTAGATAAATTCTACAAGCTAAAAGGAAAGGCAGCTCCGCTGTCATACACACTCCCATCTAGAAACACAAAGCGCTACCCGCTATTGTGGTTTGATGAAGAGAATAATGTTAACCGCCCTTTGCGTTATGCAATCAATCAGAAGACTCCTTTTGAAGATGAGCAGGACGGAAATGCAATCGTAGAACCAATTATTTTTGAGAACGGATTCTTGAGTGTTCCCAAGAATAACCCTGTTTTGCAGCAATTCTTACACTATCATCCTTTGAATGGAATCTCTTTTGCAGAGGTTGATTACGAAAAGGATGCAACACAAGAAGTTGAAAGCTTATCCGCAGAGGTGGATGCTTTGATTGAAGCTCGTCAATTAAGTCTTGAGCAGCTTGAGACAGTTTGCCGAGTTTTGTTTGGTAAGGACCCTGCTCGTTATACGTCTGCTGAATTGAAGCGTGACGTCTTGATTTATGCCAAGCGTGACCCCCGTGGTTTCTTGAACATCTTATCAGACCCAATGTTGAAATTGCAGTCAAACGTGCATGTGTTCTTTGAGAGCAAGCTGTTGACTTTTAGGAATGGCCGCAAGGAAGTTTGGTTTAATACCAACTCCAACAAGAAGAAAATGTTGACCGTGCCTTACGGCGAGGACCCATACTTTTCTGTTGCCAATTTCTTTAAGAGCGATGAAGGAATTGACGCCCTAAAAATGCTTGAAAATAGCTTGTAGAGATTTCTATATAAGCTAGCAATCGTTAGAGAGGGTATTTCTATACCCTCTTTTTTTTTGTATATCTTTGTAAAAACAGTATAATGATTAATTCTGTAAGAAATACCGTATTGGCTGTTCTCAATAAGAACAATTACGGATATGTATCTCCGTCTGATTTTAACCTGTACGCCAAACAGTCTCAGCTTGAGGTATTTGAAGAGTATTTTTCTCTGTACAATAAGACCATAAATCAGGAGAACGCCCGTGTTTCAGGGACATCTTATGCTGATGCTCGTAAGGCTATTGAAGAGTGCATTGAACTTTTCTCTCAAACATCAACGCTCACTCAGGTAGCTCCGGGTTCAAATAGATTTTTCTTGCCATCATTGACCACGACCGGTTTTGATTATTTCCTGATTAATAAAGTGCTATGCTATGACGCATCAGGAACTAGCCGTGTGTTTAAAGGAGAGGCAGAGAAGGTAAACCACAGTCAGATTACCATGTTGGTGAACTCATTGTTGACCACTCCGACCGAACAATACCCTGCATACGTGCAGGAAGGTGGTATAATGACGGTATATCCTTCGACTATTAACTTACCATCTGAAGTAGATGCTCAATATTTTAGGTACCCAAAAGACCCAAAATGGACGTATATTACATTGGCAAGTGGAGAGCCTGTGTTTGACCAATCACAGCCGGACTATCAAGACTTTGAGGTTCCATTAGAGGATGAGTACAAACTCGTATCTAAGATTCTTCAGTACTGTGGTATGTCTATCCGTGAGATTCAAGTTCAACAGTTTGGTGCTGTTGAAGAACAAAAACAATCGTTATAATCATGGCATATATAAGTCAATATCAGTACTACGCCAACGGAGGTAACCAACCTGCAGATGCCAATTGGGGCTCATATCAGTACGTAAGCCTATTCGACATCGTCAACAATTTCTTGTTGATGTATTCAGGGAACCACTCCTTGGTAAATAACGAGGAGCGATTCAAGATATTGTTCCACGCAAAGCGTGCAATCCAAGAGTTGAACTACGACGCGTTCAAGGAAATCAAAGTACTTGAGCTTACTGTAGATGACTCATTGCGATATATCCTCCCGTCTGACTACGTCAATTGGGTAAGGGTAAACCTGTATAAGGATGGGTACTTACGCCCACTTACAGAGAACATTCAAATCCTGTCGGCTCAGGCATACTTGCAGGACCAACAGGGAGTAATTCTTTTCGACCAAAACGGTAACGTGTTGCAGCCTCAGTTCTCTGAAATTGACTACGACCGTTTGCATGGAACCAAGAAAAGTATCTACCTCAATCCCGGAGCTCCATACGATGGTCAGTACGGATGGGAGGTAGACGGCAATTGGTATTTTGAGTATGGCCTAGGACAGCGCTATGGTCTGAATACCGAGACCGCAAACTTCAACCCAACGTTTGCGATTGATAAGAAGTATGGGGTTATCAACTTTAACTCTGACATGTATGGTCAGTCGGTTATCCTTGAGTACATATCTGATGGTATGGAGAACGGGAACGACTCATCTGTGACAGTAAACAAGTTGTTTGAAAAATACATTTACGCATACATTCAGTATGAGATTCTGAACTCTAAACTTGGAGTGCAGGAATACATCGTTGCTCGTGCCCGCAAGGAGAAGACGGCATTGTTGCGTAATGCTAAAATTAGAATCAGTAACATACATCCCGGCAGGTTGTTGATGAACTTGCGTGGAATGGACAAGATTATAAAGTAATATGGCAAATCTCACTAGGAATTTCATGGCGGGTAGGATGAACAAGGTTGTCGATGAACGCCTTGTTCCGGATGGCGAATACATTGACGCACTTAATATTCGCATGGGGTCTACCGAGAATGCTGAAATCGGTGTGATTGAAAACGTCAAAGGAAATGTTCAGCTGACGTCGTTAAAGTACATTGACGGGACGCCATTAAGTAGTGATGCTCGTTGTATTGGAGCTATCGACGATAGTGCAAACGAGACTATCTATTGGTTTATTCATGACAGCAATTTTTCTGTGGGAGCCACAGGCAAGCTTGACATGATTGTGTCGTTCAACGTATACACCAACGTGCTTACGTATCACGTTATAAGTATTGACGATGGTGGTGGTGTAGATACCACGTTGAACTTCAATCCTCAATATCTTATCACAGGCGTAGACATTGTCGACCGCCTTATTTTCTTTACTGACGATTATAATCCCCCTCGCTTTCTCAATAGGGCGCGTAACTACGCTGACCCTGTTGGGAATGTTGACCAATTTACTGCAGAGTCGTTGCTTGTAATTAAACGACCACCGATTCAGTCTCCTGCAGTTCAGCCAATCATTACGGCTAATCAGGATAATTTTATGCAAAATCGGTATATCTGTTTTGCATACAGATATAGGTATGAGGACGGAGAGTACTCTGCTACGTCTCAGTTTTCTCCACCGGCATTTATCCCTAAACCATTTCAGTTCAGCATTAACAGCTTCCTGAATGAGGGGATGACCAACATGGCCAATGCTGCTATTATCACTTATAATACAGGTGGTCCATTAGTAAAGAGCATTGACCTACTATTCAAACAGGCCGGCAACAATGAAATCAAGGTTATAGAAAGCCTTGACAAAGCTGTGCTTGGTCTTCCCAACAATACAAACCTAACCTATACATTTAGCAACAGCAAAATCTTTACGGTATTGCCGCTGTCTGAATTACTTCGTTTGTACGACAACGTTCCTCGCCTTGCAAAGGCTCAGACCATTATGGGCAACCGCCTTATGTATGGCAACTACGTTGAGGGATATAATATGGTTGACGAGGATAACAACCCTGTCAGACTCGATTACTCTACAGCACTTATCATAGAGCAGATTGACGCTACTAGTCTTTCTGACACCACTACTTCAGGTAATTATAATTACAATGGAGCGCAAACTATTCCGAATGCGGTATTGTCTGTGGACCTTACAGGCGTTGACTTAATTCAAGGAGCAGCGATTACCATTGAGGTACGTATCAGTCACGAAGAATTTAGTGGAGACACTCCTTTCCCATCTGAACAATCAGAGAATATCAACGCTACGTTCTCATTTGTATTGCCAACGTCTTACACTTCTGTGTTTGCAATGGCTACGAGTATTGAGTTCCAAGAAGCAGTAGGAACAGTAGCCAATATCCAACCAATTGCTACGGCATGTGACGGGACGACATTTACTGACTTCATCAACTGTGCTATTCCAAACAACTTAGATGCGCTCATCAAGTTTGCAAGTGGTATCAGTGCAGGAGGTCAGCCAATTTCTATTATCACATCACCTGCTAGCCAATCAATCGGGTTTCAATTTCCGGCGATGCGCTTCGTCAACAACACCACAACTCCAACGTTTGATGTTTATGAGTATTATTCTGTTGTATTTGCTGAAGCTACTTATCAAAAGATTGACTCTCCGAAAAGCTTGCACAGCAACAGGGGTTACGAGATTGGCATTGTCTACATGGACGAGTTCAATCGTGCGTCTACTGCGTTAGTTAGTAGAAACAATACGGTTCAAATTCCATGTTCGGCGTCTGATACAAAGAATAGTATTCAAGTAACAATACCTATTTCTCAAAGGGCTCCATATTGGGCGAGTCGTTACAAGTTTGTAATCAAGCCTGACGAAGAGAACTACGATACCATATACAGCAGTATCTTCTTTAATGACCCGCTAAGTAACAACGCATACTTCTTGCTAGAAGGCGAGAATGCTCGTAAGGTTGAGCAGGGGGATAGGCTGATTGTAAAGGCTGACACTAGTGGGCCAACAAACAATTGCGTATACGCAACAGTGTTGGAGAAAGAAGCTAAGCAAGCAGGGTTTATTGAGATTCCTAGTGAGCTAGACCCAACTGTAAATATTCCTGTTCCTTCAGGGGTATACATGAAGATTAATCCAAACAGCTTCTCGGTTGTTCAAGATGAGCTTTCTGTAATTGCTCCCGGTAATGTACAGGTAGACCAAGATACTAGCGGTGAATGTGCAGTTCTTGCATATCCTATGAACCGTTTTGATACTGTTACATCTGCGTGGGTAGACTATGATGTTCCTGCAGGTAGCCGTATCAAGCTAAGCTTTAAGTTTCAGCGTGCAGGCACAGGAGACGGAAACAACTCCTGTGAAAAGCGTAACTATACTCTAGAGAAAACTCTTATTGCGTCAAACAACTATTCCAACATGAAAGATTGGTGGGATGGTGACAACGTAGAGTTGATTCTTAACTCAGGTATTCAAGATATTGGTGGTAATCAGTGTGATGCAGACAACGTATATGACCCAACACTTGCTGCCACCATAACTGATATTGATTGCGACCTTTGTACCAACCACTATCGCTTCTTCAGAAATGGAAGTAACAACCAATTGTCTTTGTTGGTAAGTGGAACAATTAGCTGTAGCGGACTTTTCGCTAAGAAGAAGCGTCGCTCTACAGTGATTGTAAATATCGAGGTGTTCCGTGCTGATACCACAATGATATTCGAGACTGAACCATCAGACGCATTGCCTGACGTGTTCTTTGAAAACAACTTGTCATTTGGTATTGATGCTGACGGGAACCATTTAGGAAACGTGCAGGACCAAGACATTGCACTTGGTATACCCGGAGTGGTAAATACCGAGTTCTTTAACTGCTTTGCATTTGGTAATGGAGCGGAAAGCTACAAAATACTAGATTCAATTGTTGGTAGAACCTTTAGCTTGGGCAACCGAGTTACTAGTGTTTCTGCTCAAGAATATAAAGAAGCTGACCGATTTGCGGACATGACCTACAGTGGCGTGTACAATGACGAGTCTAATATTAATAAGTTAAACGAGTTCAATTTGGGCTTGGTCAACTTCAAACCATTAGAAGATTCGTTTGGTCCAATCTACAGGATGGACGGTCGAGAGACTGACGTGCTTGTTTTGCAAGAAGATAAAATCTCATACGTACTTGCAGGAAAGAACTTACTTTCTGATGCAGCCGCAGGAGGTGCGATTACATCTGTGCCTGAGGTATTGGGTACGCAGATTGCTCGTGTTGAAAAGTACGGAATCAGCTTTAATCCTGAGAGCTATGTCAATTGGGGATTTGATAGATATTTTACTGACGTAAAACGCGGAGCTGTTCTTCAGCTAAAAGGTGGTTCATATAACAGTGACCAATTGAAAGTAGTCTCAGAAACAGGTATGCGTACTTGGTTCCGTGACAACTTTATTGAGACATTTAGTAATCAAAAACTAGGCGGATATGACCCTTACTTAGGAGAGTATGTGATTTGTACTAATGAGGAGCCGCTACCTCAACCACAAGAGTGTATCTCATGTGGCGTATCTCAGACGTTCAGTCTTGCTCCGGGAGAAACCCTTGAGTACTGTGTTGAACTTGGACCTAATATTGGAGAGACTGAAATCGCTTATAACGTACCTGCGGGCTCAACAGGCGTATTCCAAGTAGTAGCAAACTACAATGGGGTAATAGTAAACTCAGGAGCTACGAGCACTAGCGGTACTCTTGAAATCAATAAAAACCAAATTACAGTAACAACAGTATCGGTTACGATTACTGCTGTAAATACAGTAGAACTAAGCGTTATTATTAGATGCCCGCTATCTGAGTTCATGTCTATCGTAAACATTTGTTTGACTAGCAATCCTGAAGTAGGCTTCTTTATTCACAACGAATACAGATATACTAGTGGTACATTTACAGGACCGCTTCAACAAACTCTAGTATCGTTTGGTTCTAGCATCGGGGGGACTGTAGTGTCTGAATACCAAGTACTCACAGGCCTTCCGGGGACAGCAGGATTTCCTCCTCCGGGTAGCTTAATGAATATGGCTTCTCATAAATTCGGGTTTGATACTTTCAACTTTAATCCCGAAAACGATAAGTTTATGTTCTTTAGGTCTAACACACTTTATGCGAATACTCCTGAGGATATAGCAGAGTTGATTAGCGAGGCTTCTGTTGTTGAAGGTGTTACAGGTTCAAACGGATATTATTCAGGAGACTTCTCTGTGCCTAGTGTCGGAGAATACTTATATATGATTTGGGACTACAGGCAATCATTGCCGTTGACGCTTTGCTACTCTGAGGAGAACGAAGCTGATGCGTGCTGTAACTGTGGAGGATAGTCTTTAAAATAAAAGAAATGGCAACACAAGCAACATACTACTTAGACGCCCCATCGCTTGCATCGGCTTCAGTAATTTATACTGACAGCGAACTTACTACTATAGCTCCTGACGGATTTTATTCTGATGGTACTTTAGTTCGTGAGCAAGCTAGTGGCATTCTGTTACCACAGACTACGTGCCCTACTTGCGCTACACCATGTGGAGGCGATATATCAGCTACAGGACAGCAAGGCGTTTATTACCTTGACATTGACTTAGGCACTGACGTTGGAGCTGTAGAGATTAGCTTTAACCCATTCAGTGTTCCTGATGGTATTCAAGCAACATTTAATAGCGTAACGTACAACGGTCTATCATCGCCTTCATTTGGATGGTTGCAAGGGTCTCCGGGGTTGCCTACGTACATTGGAGACTCAGGGTCTAACTGTGGATTACCCGGGACATCTCCCCTTAACTTGCCTGTATTCAACTATGAAAATGGAGCATTTGTAAATTCCGGGGTTGGAGAAACAGTTACCGTTCTTTCAGGTCAATTAGATTTCACCACAGGTGGTCCGGGGAACTCAAAGATGGTAATTGCAAAGACTGCCCCAACACCATCTATCCTGTCACTAAAAATGATTGGGCCATGCTCAGGAACTGCGTTCGACATATTAGTAGCTTGCCCTGCCGGGCTTACCGCATTTGACGCAAGTTTACCATTCGTATCAAGCACGCTTGCATGTGCTGCGCCTATAAGTCAAGTTTATTATGTATCCCACGTAACGGGGGCTGCAGGTGTCCTTGGGTTGAATGACTTGGTATTTGATGATTCATTTGGCCAATACAAGCTAGCCGCAGGATACTACAGAACTAATGACGCAGGAGCAAACACTTGGTTTCAAGTAGATATTTATGGCGTAGTAAGAGCGTTTGGGGTTTGCTCAAGTGGAGGAACTACATTTAACGCTTCAGTAGGAAGTGATGCTTCTTCAGCGTGTGAAGGCGGTATGCCATTAGAGGTTGTTGGTAATAATGCAGTCTTCTGTTCTTGCACTCAGTTTACATCAGCAGCATTTGAAGAGTATGCCACAGGCGTATACTACCTGTCTTACGGTGGGTACTCGATGGCTATTTCGGTAACAGCAGGAAGCAGTGTTGCTATTGTCGAAGGGCCATGCGTAGCGTGTGCGGAGGTATCTTCAGTTACCGGAGTAAACGGTTACATGGAGCCTTGTATTGGAGGAACTGTTGACGACCACATGGGAGCTGCAGTATTCTTGGATGCCCCTGTTGCAGTTGATACCGAGTTTGAAGTTCAAGTATCTTATGTATTCCCGGGGAACAGTTGTGGTTTTGGGAACAATACTCAGACGTTTTTTGTAACTGTTCTAGCAGGCGAAACGGTTTCAAACTTTAATGCTTGTAGTTCAGGATATTACATATCAGGTGGTGCAAATATTTGTAGCGCTTGCATAGTTTCATGCGACAACTCTGACGTAGACCTTACAGGATTTACTTGTTAAAAATATATAGATGGCAACATATACACTGACATATAGCGAAATGGTCCAAGGATGGCCATCATTTTATTCCTTTCATCCTGATTGGATGATTGGGATGAATAATTATTTCTATACGTTTAAGGGAGGGAATCTTTACAGACATAACGTAAATAATACCCGCAATAACTTCTATGGCGTTCAGTACAACTCAAAGCTGATAAGCGTTCTCAACACCTCGCCATTGGAGAACAAGTTGTTCAAGACCATGAACCTTGAAGGGGATGCTGCTTGGGATGCTTTGATGGAGACAGACCTTCAGTACTCAGGCTTCATTGAGCTAGGGTGGTTTGAAAAGAAAGAAGCTGCGTGGTTTGCGTTCGTACGTAACTCAGGGACTGTGCCTGCGACACCGGCGGAATACCCGCTGCGTTCGGTGAATGGTATCGGTAGAAGCAATGTGATTACAGGCCCTGCATCTGCCACTGAGGTACGTTTTGTTATTGGCACATCTCCGATTGAGATTGGCAGCATTCTTAGCATTGGAGACTATGTTTACTACAGCTTGCCTCCTAACTTCAACGCCCCTCTTTTGTTTGGTCAGGTTACGAATATTATTGTAAACTACCCTGCGGGTAATAACAAGATTGTTGTTAATGCTACCATCCCGGGAGCTACAATTCCGTCTATTCAGAACCCGTATATTTTCTACATTAAAAACTCAGTGGCTGAATCTCATGGAGTATTGGGCCATTACTGTCTCTTTACTCTTGAAAACAATAGAACCAACAAGGTAGAGTTGTTTGCAGTTGAGTCAGAAGTGATGAAAAGTTATCCTTAAAATTTCAATATCTTTGTAAGAGATGGTATTTAATATACGACCACTGAACGAAAATGATTACGAGTCCACATTAACAGGGTGGTGGAAGGATTGGGGATGGGAATCTCCAACAAAAGACTTTCTTCCTGACGATGGGAAAGGGGGCATCATGGTCCTCGATGGAGACGTGCCCGTTTGTGCAGGTTTTATATACACTACCAACTCTAAAGTGGCTTGGGTGGATTGGATTATTTCTAATAAACAATACCGCAAAAAACCACAAAGAACTGAAGCAATCAAACTGTTAGTCGAAACCTTGACTAATATTTGTAAAAATACAGGGCATAAATATACCTATGCCTTAATTAAACATCCTAGCCTAATAAATACCTATGAGCAATTTGGGTATGTAAAGGGGGACGGATACACAGGAGAAATGATAAAAGTATTATAACATGGCAGTAGCAACAGCAACAGCAATAGCAGTAGGAGGGTTGGCAGTATCTGCCGCCACTTCAGGTGCATCTTTCGCCCAAGCTTCAAAGCAGAAAAAAATGCAACGTCAAGCCGAAGCAGAGGCAGACAAAGCACTACAAGAGGCGCGTCAAAAACTTGACGTGAATTTCTATGAGCAGCTAGGCATTAACAAGGAAGTTTACGAACTAGAGCGTGAAGCACTATTGTCTTCAGGCGCTCAAGCCATTGAAGCCGGTGTCGAGAGTGAGCGTGGTGCTGCTGCGGTAGCAGGACGTGTACAGATGGCACAGCAACAAGGTCAAGGAGGAGTTCGTTCAGCAATGAGTCAAGAGCTTCAGAACCTTGACAAACTAGTGGCATCAGAGGACGCACGTCTTAGAGATGCTCAAGCCAATCTTGATTTAGCAGAAGCCCAAGGTGCGCAGCTTGCAGCTCGTGATGCTCAGGAAGCAGCCGCTGCTGCTACAGCTCAAGGTATGGCAGGTCTTCAAAGCTTAGGTCAGCAAGCCATTCAGATGGCTCCTCTGTACGATAAGTCGGCAGGTGCTAAGGAATTTCAAAAGCTACAAAAACAGGCTACTGAAGCAGGTATGACGCAGCAGCAGTTCCAAACTAATTTAGTTGGTCTATCTCAGGCCAATCCACAATTTGCAAATCTATCAGGCGTAGGTTATACACCAACAGGATACGATGCGCAAGGCAAGCCATTACAAGGCATGATGACTCCTTACGCAATGCAAGATTACATGTCAGGACTAGGAGCAGACTACTTGAAATTACTTAGTCAAACAATGTTTCCTCAGAAAAAATAAATAGCAGATGGCCTCATATTATAAATACGCGGAGCGGCAAGCAGATAGTTACGTAGATTGGTCGGAAATCGGTAAGAACATTACCGATATGCTCAAGACCGAGAATCAAATCCGTGAGGATAAGAAGGCCGCTATTGACAAAGCCTCTCGTGAATTTGGAGAGCAGTTATCTAACTCACCAACAGGAGAACACCAAGGTCTAAACGAATGGACACTTAGCTATGCAAACGATGCACAGCAAGCTCGATTAATGCAAGACCGTTTATTGAAGTCAGGGCAGTTAAAGTTGAAAGACTATAACGTCATGCGTCAGAATATCAACGATGGTACTACTCAAGTATTCAACCTGTCAAAAGAATATCAGGAAGAGTACAAGGTTAAGATGGAGCGCATGAAAGCTCAAGACCCAAACATGTCTTCACAAGAGTTGGAGTCATGGCTTATGGGTACCGTTGAGGGATTCGCAAACTTCACTAAGTCTAAGATTCTAATCAACCCTACTGACTTTCAGATTAGCGTTGGTATGATGGAGCCTGACCCCGACAATAAAGGGGTTATGAAACTAACCAACAATGTAGCTACGGTAAACGAATTGCGTAACCGTATCAAAGCCAAGTTCGATAAGTTTAATACTCAACAGGCCACACAGGAAGTATCAGGTAAGCTTGCTGAGTATATTACTGCTGACATCAAGCGTGGGTCTGCAACTCGCGCAGGATATGTAGAGACTCTTGAAGACGCAATGCAACGTCCCGGCTATCAGAAAGCATTAGACGAAGCAATCAACTCTTACCTAACAAACCCATACAACGTGTCTTCAGTATTGACTGAAGATATTGGCGTTGACAAGAATGGTCAGGCGTATACATTTACGTTTAACGAAGAGGAGGCAAAGGGTAAGTCAAATGTGATTTTCCTAGAGCGTGACCAATCAGGGATGCCTAAACCTAAGTTCACTAAAGAACAAGAGGATGCGGTACGTGGGTACATGAAGGGTCAGATTGAGCAGCAGATTAAACATAAGGAAGAGATTCGTCCGTTCCAAGAGCCTCAGAAACCACAGCCACAGCAATGGCAGTACGAAGCAGGGCGTGGTGTACAAACCGCTAAAACTGAAGGTAACATGCTTGCCAAGTTGTATAGTGGTGACTCAGGAGAAATCCAAGCAGCCGTTGACCACTTCAATGGTTTGGGAACTGTAAGGGCTGTCAACAGGACCACTGAGGGTGTTGATGTAACTCTTAATGATGGCACAACCAAGACCATTCGATTCAAGAATCCTGACGGTACAGTAATGAGTCAAAACGATTTCGTTCGTGCTGCAACTAAATTGTTGGTAGGAGATAATGCTGATGTGAATGCAGTGCTTCAAGGTGCTGTTGCCACAGGTAGAACTGCATTTAATGCAACAGGTACAGCATCTGCTGCAGCTCAAAGAAATAACCCAAGTGAAATGTACGCATCTACCGTAGGTTCAACTATCAGTACTGCTCTTAAACCTACTGTATTCCAAGATAAGTCAGCAGGATTTAAGGGGTCTGATGGTAAAAAACTTACTGAAGAACAAGTGGCTACAAAGCTAAATGCAAGCTTGAGTAGTCTTGGGTTCTCTGCTCGTGTCCCATGGACTGCCGGAAACTACATCGTTATTAAAAATAAAGATGGAGTTGAGTCTGAAGAGATTTCATTAGATAATCCAAATGATGCGATGAAAGCGATTGAAGGATTTATGATTAGCAACGTTCCCGGAAAAGATGAGGAGGCTCAAATGTTGTACTTGAATAGTTTGAAATCTAAGGGAATAATAAAAGCTCCGGGGCAACAGCCTGCTGCAAAACCTGCAGTAAAAGCTGATGCTACTACACAACAAAGAATTGGTGGCTATTAATTGATTAAATTTGAATAATGAACGAACAGGCAATACAAGACGCGTACAATCTTTTCGTTAGCAATGGATACAAAAAATCATTGGCTGACTTCAAGAAGCTTATAGCTACCAATCCTACAGCCTTACAAGATTCATACAATCTTTTTGTAAGCAACGGATACGGCAAAGACATAAACGAGTATAAGACCTTGATGGGTGTAGGTGCGCCTGCTCCTGTAAAAAAAAAAGAAGCTACGGAATTGTCTTCGGAAGGTGGTTCTTCGGTTTCACTTATCTCGGATAGGTACCGTCAGCCACAGCAGATTCAGCGAGATGCGACTTATGTCAAGCCGCCTGTCATGCCTATGGGCGGACCTAAGCCTGTCAATCTAAGCACGACTCCACAGAAACCATCTACTCCTGTTAAGCCACAACCCGCACAGCAAGAGCAAGGATATGGGGATTACGTATTTAATAGTCTTGCATTAGGGGCAGCAGCTTTCAATGAAGCTGTATTTTCAATTCCTGAAACAGTCTTAAACATATTTGCAATACCTCAAAATCTTGTAGCAGAAGCGACAGGATGGGACATTGGTACCAATGCTGAACAGTTTAAAGATTACATAGGTGTCAAAAACCCTTTGTTAGATTGGGTTAAAGAAGACAAAAAGATATTAAGTGGAGAAGTATCTAATTATGTAGCTAAAAACTACAAAGAATCAGGCATTGTAAACAACTTTGCAAACGGGAATTACCAAGATGGATTCGAGCAACTTGGTGCATCTATTGCTCAATCAGTACCTATTAGCGTAGGTATAATGATGGGCGGTGCTTATGCTGCTCCTGAAGCCCTTGCTGCAGCAACGACTGTTGGTCTTACAGAAGGCCAAAGAGAGGAGCTTAGGCAAATGAACCCCAATATGAAAGAGTCTGAACTTATGATGAAGGCTCTAGGTATGTCTGCTGCTGAGTCTGTATTCTCGGCTATTGGTACAGGAACTATCGGTCAGGTGTATCGTGACATCGCCGCAAGAGAAGGGAAAGAAGCTGCTGCAGGAATCCTAAAAGATGGATTGGTTCAGACATATAAGAAAGCCTTGGAAAAAGGGGGGATGGCCGTGGGTTTTGCCGGAGAAGGAATTGAAGAAGCGGCCACACAGATAACTCAAAACGTAATTTCAGGGAAGCCTGCATTTGAAAATGTTGCTGATGCTTTTGTAACAGGCGCAGGGTCAGGTGTTGTATTCACTGCCCCAATCTCTGCAGCTAACGCAAAGAACTACATTAAGAATAAGGCCGAGACTTATGCCACAAAGGATAAGGTTGGGCAGATTCTTAAAGAGAATGCCAACAACTTTGACAACCTTTACAATGTTCCTGTTGGTACTTCAATAACCCCTGAGCAATTAGAGATTGCAAACCTAAATAAGTCACGAGACCTATTGGTAAATAACCTAAAGAAGGGTGTTGAGGAAAACAAGATTACTCCTGATGATGCTAAGCAATCTTTGTATGTGTTCGATAAAATCCAACAGGTATCTAATGCCGTTAAGGATTTGGATGTAAGCGCAGAAGACAAAGCTAAGATTGCTACATTGCTCAGTCAGCGTAATGATTTAAAAGCTAAGATTGAAAACCAAGACGATGTATTGGTAGTACAAGAAAAGCAGCAAATCGAACAGATTAATAAACAGATTCAAGAAATAATTCTAAAACCTAAAGAAGATGCCGTTCAAAAGCAAAGCACAGATGAAGGCCTGTTACGCAGCGAAGGACCCCAAGTGGGACTGCAAGAAATGGGCGAAGGAAACAAAGGACCTCAAGTCACTACCGAAGCGCTTAAAAAAGAAGAAGTAGGACCTAAGTACGTCAAGGACATTTCGGTTCTCATTACTCCCGCCACAGTGCGTGGGTTCGATGAGAACACCAAGCGTATGCAGGAGATGTCTTTGAAGTATGATGAGCTTGTCAAGAAGTACAACGAGACAAAAGACGAGGCGCTTATCGCTGACATCCGTGGGCTTGAAGAACAGATACTCAACGACACCAAGCAGGAAATCATCGACAAGGTGGCTACTGTTCCGGGAACCAAGGTTGCGTTCAAGGACCACAAGATGGGGTCTTGGGAAGGCAAGTTTGAGCCTGCGTTCAACATGACACTAAGCATTACTCCTCAGGCCAACACAAAAGCGCTGAGCGATATGCTATTTGATTTCTCTGAGAAGTATTCTCAGGACGCGTTTATCCTTGAGTCTGATTCGGACAACCAAGAAAGTGTCTTCAATGACACAATGGACCTGCCGCTTACTGAAGAGAAGAACGGTTTGCTGTACTATCCACAGATTGGATACACATTCGCAGCTCCTGTGTCTCGTGAGAAACAAGCGGAGCTATCAAACAAACTTAGAGAGAATGGCATTGATGCGTTCAACATGAACGACAATGAAGTTAAGGTTTCAGTAATAACATTTGGTGATACAAATCTATCACCTGACGAACAATACAATCAAAAATATGATGAATACAAACGACAATCAGAAGCAATCGCAACCGCGGTCAAGGAAGTTCTCGGACCTGATGCGTTGGGAGGAAGAAATGTTAAAATCCGTCGGTCTAAATATACCGGCGCAACAAACGAAGGCACAGCCGACCAAACAAGAACCTACGATAGAGGTGATGTTTTTGAAGCGTTCCAAGCAGCCCCAACAGAAGTAGAGAATCTAGCGAAGGATTACAACGCCTTGCGCCAAAAACAAATCGAACTGTCTAAAGAGCAGAAGCAGTTGACAGCTGAAGAGCAAGACCGACTTGATGAGTTGGCTGCATTGGTTCAGCCTACTGTGGAGAAGACATTCGAGGTGAATAAGAAGTTGTATGAGGACGCTAAGGTTGAGGCCGAAGGAATTGCAGCTGATGCAACCAAAGGACTTGACGCATTTATCTCAGGCTTCCCAATCAAGCGCCCGTCTCGTGCGTCAATTAAGACGATGCGGTGGTATGGTGGCTTTACCGAGAAGCTTGGAGATGGCGCTCGCCTGAATATCATCGTCAAGAATCCTGCTGATGTAGACAAGGTCTACAATGAAATCAATAAGAAGTATCCGACGACTGACCCTGACTTACGCAGACTCAATGAGAATACTGAGCTAGGGTATCCCAAGCGATTGATTGAAGTTCGTACGTCAAACGGTGTCATTGCAGAGATGCAGGTCATGACGCCACAAGCATACCTCGCTAAAGATGGTATCAATGGTTTCCAAGGGCAAAAAGAATTTGCTCAGACAGAACTGAAGAATATCCAACAGAACTTAGGATGGGCTATCCCTGATGGGCTAGGCCATTACTTCTATGAGATACAACGTGACTTCAACGTTGACAATGCGCTTCGTGAAGAGGCCACTGCATTGAGTAATAAATACTATGAAGCGTTCACCAACCCTGAGTCAAAGCTTACTGAATCATTTATGGATGAGGTGGCTGCATTCAAGGACAAGGTTGATGCAGCTGATAAAACAAATTGGGATAGAGGTAACGAAGGCATTGCCCCTGAATCATTAGAGGCATACTTAGAGAGTCGTCCCGAAGTGCAGGTCGCTACAGAAGATGTACTGACTGCAGACAATACTGATAAGACTACGCTAGAAAAAACGCTAGCTTTCTTGGATAAAGTAGAAAAAGACCTTGACGCATTTGGACGTGGTAACCTCAGTATGGGCGTTGCCATTCCTGTAATGAAGGCCATCATCAAAACGATGAAGGTATTGGTCAAGACCGGTATCACTTTGCAGGAAGCTATTGCACGTGCTGCTGCTGAGAACAATGTCAGCGAGCAGGATGTAGTCGATACCATCAAGGCGGTAGCTGAGATGCGTGTGCGTGAAGGTAAAGCTGAGGCAGCCACAGAGATGGAGTTGCCCGGGTACAACCGCATGCAAAAAGAATTGGAAGGCATCATCGAGAAGTCTCGTGCGCGTGGAACCACTGAAGAGAAGGCCATGCAGAATGCCATTGACTACTTGCAGAAGTCTCGTGTCTACCAAGATGCCACAGATGTACAGCGCGAGCAGATGGTTCGTGATGTGCGTAAGACATTTGGCAAGCGTGAGAAGGCAGCGCCTAAGCCCGAGAAGTTATTCGGAGACATCAAGGATGTGAAGAACATTACCATGTCGGAGAAAGAGTTGCTCAAGAAGCAGCTCATGGATAAAGCTCGTGGTGCTAAGGACGCCAAGAAAGCGTGGATGCAAACTAGCGCAGCGTTGGCCAAGGCCATCAAGTCAATGATTGGTCCCGGTAAGATTACCACCAAGCAGGCAGCTGTTGCATTGCGTAAGTTCAGTGGTGTCAACATGTTTGACGAGAACTCTATCAGTCGCTTTGTTGATTACATGGCGAAGGTGTTCAAGAACGCCGAGTACGCTGAGCAGATTAGCGCCATCTCAAAAGCTTTACCTATTGCTCGTAAGAATGTTCAGAGCAAGATTGGTATTGCTGAAGCCGTAGCGCCTCAGATGATGCGCCTGTTCAGCATCAAGCCATCGCTCATCCCTGACGCGGTGTTTGATAAGTATGCTGAGTTGGTAGCGATGATGGGCGAGCGCAAGACTGTACTCAAGCTAGATGAGATTACAAAGATTGCCAAAGACGTTGATGATATTCTGACTGCCGTAAACGAAGAAGTATCGCTTGCTGAAGAGCTAGCCGATATGTTTGAGTCTTACGACGGTAAGGTTGTTGACGAAGACGGTAAGCTTGACTATGCTGCTACTATCAAGAAGATGGTAGAAGAGGAAGTCATTACTGAAGAGGAGGCCGCCATCATGAAGAAGTACAAGTCAAAGGTGCTTCCAATGGTAGAACGTGTCGCTAAGACTGAAGAAGAGAATGCAGAAGAGAAGGAGATTCTCGTTAAGGCTGCACAGCAGGCTGAGGTTACTACTACTGAGCTTCCCACTCAAGATGAACGCAAGGTTGCACGTGACTTGGCTAGGTTGGCAAAGACCGATGCTGTTAAAGAACTTGACAATTCTCAACTGAAGAACTTGCTCAGGGTGATTGACAATATCAACAATGGTTTCTTGCCTCACTTCGCAGAACTAATGGTTGAAAGATTGAATGCAATCAACAACGCAAAAGACCTTACAAATGCTGTCAAGACCGCTAAGCCACTAAAGTTATCGGCCGTTTACTCAAAATTAAAGTCTTTAGTTACGAAGAAGGATGCCATTTCTGAACTCATCAGAAGGAACCCATTGTACTACATTGACCAAGTGTTTGGCAACTTCAAGACAAAGGCTATATTCAACTCATTGTTTGAGAAAGCTGCTGATGCACAGGCTCGCTATAGCTCTGCTGTTACTGAGCTTCAGAACAGATTAGACAAAGCTGAGGAGGCTGTTTCTGCGTCGTTCAATAAGGATGCGAACAAGACCTTGATGTCTAAGTTTAAGATGATGACCTACATGGTTCAGCTTGAAAAGAACTCAAACCCTGACAGCAAGCAAGTGAATCCTGCTGCTGAATACTTGAAGGCAACAATAGACCATATTGAATCCGGGAAGTCTAGCTTCGGGAAGCGTGATGCTGAGATGCTTCAGAAAATCCTTGATGACTACTCTGTAGATGGAGAGATTGATGCAGACAAACTGTACGAATCTTTCAATCCTGCTGAGAAGAAAGCCATCAAGACTATTCAAGACATCAACGAATCAATGCGAGACAAGGCTGTGTTCACTGCAGCCATCATCCGTGGTGACAAGATTAACCCGCTGAATAATTACGTTCACTTGAATACGCTACATGAGCACAGGCCCGACGAGGCTATCTCAGGAGTGGCATTCGTGGACAGCTACAACAACTCGATGCGTCCTTCTACCAAAGCAAAGTCTTTGATTGAGCGTACCGGTAAAGTAGCCCCATTAAACTTTGATGTGTTTGCTTCTGCGAATCGTGGTGCCAAGTTCACACTGATGGATTACTACCTGACTGAGCCAATACGCACAGCTCGTAAGACCATCAACGAGACTTCCAAGATGTTGAAGGAAGGCGGAAAGCCTACCGAGCAACAGCGTGACATCTTCAATGCCATTGACCGTGCATTTGAGGAGTCAGTAGAGAACCTGTTGACTCAGAACTTTACTGCTACTTCATTTGGTGACGACGTCGTTAACTTCATATCAAGACAGGGATACCGTGCTATGCTCGCTAGCTTGCCTAGGTTTGCTGCGGAATTGACGTCCAACTTAGGGTTCGCCCTTGTGATGGCGCCGAAAGACTTTGCTACGGGAGTAAAGAACCGTGACATTGTTCTGTCTGCTGACGCGGTAAAGGTTCTCAACAACGTAGAGAGCAAACAGACCAACCGCCTGTTCCCGAACGATACGTTGAGCGGCAAATTAGTTGACACGTCAATCCTGAACCAAGCGAGTGGTATCAAAGGGGGCCGAGCACAGAATGATGTAGCCAATAAAATTCAACAGATTTACAACCTGTCCGGTAAAAAGTACACCAACTTGGTTGAGCTAGGAGCTGATGCTCTTATTGCTACGCCTGATAAAGTGGTGATGCGGCCATTGTGGTTTGGTACGTTTGCCAATGAGTTCAAGAAAGCTACCGGCAAGGATGTGGACTTCAATAAAATTGCAAGCAATGACGAAACTTACATGGCTAATAACCGTGATGCTATTGAAGCTTCGCGCATGGCTGCTGATGAGAAATCGGTAGCGGCAGGTGCTAGTGATAACGCCTTCATGGGAATCCTCAAGGGAAGCGCCAAGCCAAATCAAAGCGCTATGCTTCGTGGCTTCAACATGTTCAACAGTTTCATGACGCGGTTCCTTATCTATGAATACGTGACGGCCCGCACAGGCATCATGGCTGCCATCGGTAACGGCTCAGTGTCTAAGAAGCAAGGAGCGGCAATGCTTGCTGCTGTGGCTACTCGTATGACCATGTACACATTGTTGTCATCTACTCTAGCGGCTGCTCTAACAGGCTTGTTTGTTGATGATGAGGACGAAGAGAATGAAAAGTCTTTGCTTCAGAAGACGGGGCAAGCTATGGCTTCGTCTGCCACTTCGCTGCTACTAGGTCGTGACTTCGGTAACGCCACCAAAGGGTTGATTAACTATGGTGTTGAGCGTGCCAACGAAGAGTACCTTGACTTCCTGAGAGAAGGAGAGTACGACCCATACAAGGATGCGATTCAGTACACCATTGTTCCTCCGGATAAGAAGGGTAAGAAGACTGATGCCGGTGATTTGTTGATGAATATGATGGGACCATTCGGTCCTGCGGCTAAGACTGTTGACCTTGCAATACGTAAGGCAACCGAGGATGATAAAAAAGAAGCAGACGCAATAGCTCGCTCTGAGAAAGAGACTGCTGTCCGTCTGCCACTTGAGGTTCTTGGGAACTTGGGTATGATTCCTTTGTACAAAGACGTACGTAAGGTGGTGAATGCTGAGCTTTACAAAGACATAAGCAAAGCGGTTGACAAACCTGACACTCCTATCATGAATAAGACTGACATGCAGCGCTACAATCCTGAGCTTTACAATCAGCTTTACGGACCTGAGTCTCCAACCTATGAGATTGAGCAGTTCAGAAAAGAGATGAAGAAGGAGAAGGAGCGAATGCGTCGGGAGATGATGGACGAGATGTATGAGTACACTCCGAAGCGGAAAGATTAAACGTACCGAACGTACTTCATCCCCTTCTGCTTTTCATAGTACACCATGAGCTCAGCATCGTTTGATGACTCAGCTCGTGGTGTACGTCCACCCCATTTTGCTAGCCCCTCTATTTTATCAGGCTTGCCGTAGATGATGCCATCATCGCAGGCCCAAATGATTACAGGGTTCAGTCGTTTGTCCATCAGCTTCACAATCTTTCGCATTGCGATTGGAAGCGGGTACGCGTCTCTGATACAGCGTATCCTTCCCTTGACTTCAGCGTACGCTATTAGCTTCCCATCTTTATCAAACACTTTGTAGTCGATGTCCATCGGGTCTAGCTTCTTGAATGACCCGCCAAATATTTTTACAAATGTTTCAATGGCTTTCTTCTCACGTCTTAGGTCTTCCTCTGTTTCAAAAATTGTCATTGTCAATGTCTTTACTGAGCTCTCTCAAGTCTTTCATCAGTGACTTTATTTGCTCTTTAGCGGACTCGTATTCCCTGTCCACTACTTGTTCATAAATAGCAGATATACTTTCGTGATACCCGTTTGTCATGAAGGCTATCCTAGCAGCTCTATCATTTTCTTTTTTGTGTTGGTCATTCATCTAGCATTCTCTTGATTTTACGTTCTACAATTTTTTCTTGCCCCATGGGCGTAGCTTCATCAATGATTTTCAGAATGCCTCTGAATCTTTCCATCTCACGGTTTAGCTTTTCATTTTCGTCTTGAAGAAGTTTTACTTTCTTCTCCGAGATTTCCAATGTTTCCCTGAGTCTAGACAGTTCTGATACCGTATCATTTCCGTTCAATAAATTTAAGTCTTGTTCGTCTAATAATAGCAACTCCTTAGATTTTATGTACTTGCGAATTACTTCTCTGTCTGTGATGAGCAGACTGTCCATCGTACGTAAATAGTGAATGATGGTAGTGTGGTCTTTGTTTATAGTCATTCCAATACTTACCAAAGACGCCCCTCGCTCACGCAAAATTTTTGCATAAATCATACGTGCATCTATGACCTCTCTCTTCCTATTGTTTTCTATAATTTTTACACCGGTAACCAACTCTACTATCTGCTTTACTTTGTTGTAAATTGTGTTTTCCATATTTATTCTTTTGGGCCTCTGAATACCACAGCCTTTATCCCGTGGTTGTTTAGTTCTTTAATACGAAACTCCTGTAGCTTTGAGAGCTTTCCATCGTAGCGTTTCACTTCGATAAACTCTACGTCAGAATCGCGAGGGATAGCAATCAAATCAGGGATACCATTCTTGTTGGTCTTCACTAGTTTTATTACATAGTATCCCTGCTCTTCAAGCTGCTTAATCAGTTTCGATTGTATCTGCTGTTCTTTCAGTGACATTGGTTTCTTTGATTAACTCTTTAACGGATATGTTTATCTGCGTACACTCATAGATGAACTGAATCAATCTCTCGATGTCCTCTTGGCGTAGGGCGAATCGCTCAGCTAGGAAGTACTCATAGGGATGGCAGCTTTCGTCAAGCGTTATCTCTTCAAGTTGGAACCCAATCCTACGTTGAGGTAATACCACAATGGCAAAGATTATCGTGTACTGTTCGCCCTCTTTCACCCACTTGTGTTCCGGGATTTCCTTGGGCTTTTTCTTGTCGTTGATACAAATGCAATTAATCATTGCTCACCTCCTCCGTTCTCTAATGGTACTTCAATTACTTGAACTCCGCAATGGTCTGCGTTATCCCATAAAGTAGAATCATCACAATTTAGAATCTCTAATAGATGCCTTGCTTCTTCTGCTGTTGTTTCTTTAGTGTTGTAAACGATAAGAGTTCTTTTTGTGGCGATTGGTGCTAATGATGTTAGATGTTTCTTAATCATTGATTCGTGAAATTTTTCCGGGTAATTTTTAAGGTAATCTCTAATCGCCTCAGCAGTGTTTAGCAATTGTTCTTCTGTGTATAGTTTCATTGCTCACCTCCTCCAAAGGTTTCGTTGTAGTATTGTTCACCATTTATTGGTAGTGTACTTTCAGGATAATCAATTCCATGAACTGTTCCTTTGTTGTATGCAGTTTCAATTCTTTCCTTCTCCATTTCTTTGGCTTCTCTGATTTCCTCTTGATGGTCTATGTAAAAAGTAATTGCTTGTGGTATGCCTAACTTCATTGCTAACTTTCCACATAGAAT